AAAGCCTCATTTATTCCAACTTGCTCAACCGCGGTCTTAAAATCAACTAGTTGGTCGCGGATGTTTTGGAGGATTTTATTAATGCCCAACGCTTTTTCGAGTTCGGAACCAAAACTGGCCAAAATCTGCACGAGATTGGATTTAATAGTATCCCAAACAACCGGCGTTTCGTTGGCCATTTTTTCCATCATACCACGATAGTCGTTCTGCATACCAAGTAAAATGGCATTGATGGCTGTTGTGGAATCAACCGCGCCTTTTTGGATCTGTTTCATCAATTGCGGCACCGAAACACCGAGATAATCGGCGAGATAATCATAAGCGTTGATTCCTGCTTCGGCAAGTTGCAATAATTCCTCTCCTTGTGCCCTGCCCTTTGCCTGAATTTGAGCGAGAGCCAAACTAATTCTCTCAACGCCTTCCGCACCTTTTCCAAGCGCCGCGCTGGCATCACCGACTACATTTAAAATCGGCACTACGTCCTGAGCCGCAAACTTAAATGCTAATAACCTTTGTGCGCCTTTTGAAAGGCTTTCAAAATCCAAAGAGGATTGGTCGTCAAGTTTCCGCAAGTCAGACAGCATTTGTTTTGCGCCTTCGGCACTTCCTGTTAATGTTTCAAATGCCCGTTCAGTCATTTTTAACTTGCCAGCCGTTGCGATACTCGCAACACCCGCAGCGCCAAGAGCAGCCGTAAATGCGCCTAATACACCAGCCGCCTTTTTCGAAAAAGAAAGAGCCTCCTCTCCGAAGGCCCTTTTTATTTGACGTTGTGCGGCGTTAAGTTCTTTCCGTAATCCACTGCTGTCTCCGCCAATCTTTACAAGCAATTCAGCTATAGTTGCCAATTATATACCTCCTTTCTGGAGGGAATCCTTAAACAATTCCTTTAAATACTCCTCATCCGCTTTTTTATCGCGTTGCTTAGATGCTTGTCTAAGCGGCTTTAATAAATCCTTGGGTTGTATCGTTCGTTTTGCGACTTTGCCAGAAATGTTCATAAGATGAGAAACAAAATAGGCGGCTAACGCTTCTTGCTGTTCCTGCCGCCAAACAAATCCATCATAGAGCTTATAAAACTCATGCGGCTGTAACTGTTCGAATTCCCACGGTTTTAATTCTAATGGTCCATACGCAATAGGTTCAGCCCATTCAATCCATTCGGCGACAGAGGAGACGGTTTTTAATTTTACTCCGTCCCCTCCTTCACGTTTTTTACTTCATCAGATTCCTCGTTTTTTGCATTTCCGAAAATTCCAGTTGCCGCAATCGCTTCAATAATTGGAATGGCGATATCCATCAAACTGCCGCCTTTTTCAAGGTGTTCCCCGATTTTTTCAGCATAATATTTAGGATCGGGACGATGATGTTGTTGCATGCCAACAGCAAGAGCGTTAATGCATAAATTAACGCTAATATCTTGCTCTGCTACAATTTTCATAATGGATACGCCCATTATTTTTTCGAGTTCAGCGAGACGTAAAATATCAAACATGATAAATTGATTTGATCCAAAAAGCTCGAATGGCACTGTTTTTTTCATGATAACAACTCCTTTTATATTTGTTATCGCTAATAGCGTTATTTTCAAAATTAAAGCCCCGGATTAACCGGGGCGTAAGTTTTATTCCTCAGGATCAATCAAATCAGATAGAGATCCATTGCCTTCGAGGGTTCCGCTTAAAGAAGCTTCACCATCGTGCGGGGTTTCAATGGACAAATCGGTAATAGCGGCCCATCCAGTACGATACTTTTTGTTTGGATATTCAAATTTAACTTGAATTTCTTTCCCTTCGTTAAAAGCGGTTTCAAGAGCTTCAATGCCATTGTCGTTTAGTAAAACGAGTCCGTCTAAATCAATAGACCAGCCACGCAAGCCAGCTTTGGACGATTTCCAGCCACCAGATGTTTTGTGACTAACATCGATACTATCGGCGTTCCGGTTCAATGAGCTTCCGCGCTGTCCACCAATCAACGTCCATATAGGTCCCGCGACGGTTCCGGTATTGACGTACAATAGATAATCTTTACCTACTGTTGCGTTAGACGTGCTTGGATTATCCGGCAACGTCGCTGCAAACCGTTGTAAATCAAATTTTAGCATTTTATCTACCTCCTAAATTTTGAATTTTTGCAACAAAAGTTATAACTCCGTGATACCCAGCAACTTCTTCCGGGAATGCTTCGAAAAAGTCCACGTCCTGGCTCATGACGTTAAAGTTTTCTTCTGATAAATCAATGGGCCAAGAGGTCAAGACCGCTGTCACATCATTGGCAATCTCGTTAACCTCTTTCTTCCCTTCGTATTCACTCCAGATGTGGATTTGGAGTGAAATATCACAGATATCAGCCGTTTTATTTCCGGTTTGTTTGCAGGTGAATGAACCAAGCGTTAAGTATGGCAATTTAGCATCGCTCGGCACATCATCGTAAACCGGAGTAGTCTGATATTGCGACAAAATAGAATAAACGCCCCGTTGTAGGGCGTTCATCGGTATACGTCTAATAATCAAGGCTTGACCGCCTCCTTAATTCCTTTTATCAGATTAGGCTTTTCATCTTCAAATGCGGGTCGCATAAACGGCCTTTCTCGACGTTGGGGAATGTCGGCTTTAGCAGCATAATACATGCCACCCACGCCAAATCCGCCTTTCCAGGGAATCTTCAATGCTTTTCTTTGTCTGGTGGGTTTAGTAACAGTTGCTTTTGCCCCAAATTCAACGAGATGTGCGTATGGCTGTCGAGCGGCGATATATCCAGTGATGGTTTTGGCATCAAACCGAGTTGAGATTGATTTTTTAAGGTCGCCACTTAGGACCGGAACCCGTTGTTTTGCGCCCCTTCCGATAGCCTTGGTTGATTTGCTAACCTGCTGCTCAATTTTATAGGCAGTTTGACTGTTGTATTTGTTGATTTGTTGAAGGGTTTGGCTTAGTTCCGGGACCGAGAAATTTATCCTAAATCCATATCCACGAGTCATTATTTCACGACCTCTCGACAGATTAGCACTTTTTCGCGGTCGTAGTTATTGATATAGGCGTGTTCGACCTCGAATTTTTTAGAGCCACATAATACCAACCATCCCTTTTGTACATCAGGAACGCCAAGGCGGTCTGGAAGGTTAATTTGATATGTTAGTTCGCTAACAATGGCTCCAGCCTCGGTTTCCGTCGCGACCTTAGGTTTGTTTACAAAAGCATAAACCCGATACTCCGCTAAAACTCCTTTTTTAAATCCACCTTGTCCATCAGGTGTTTTTCCTAATTCTTGCAAGGTTATCAAATCCTTATAAATCTTGCCCACCTGCTTCATAACCTCATTCTTGGTTTTCAGCATAATCTTTCACCGCGCTTTCAAGTTGGAGGCGGAGTATTTCCCCGACAAAATTAGTCTCAAAATACTCTGTGGCATTGTTATAACTGTACCGACAGTAATCAAGGAGCAAATCATGCGCAAGTCCATCTGTTTCAAAATCGAGAGTAACACCGGCAAGACCCTCAAGGCGCGCTTTACCTCTTGCAATAATTCTTTCGAGTTCGGCGTCCTGTGCAGTTCCAGCTATTCCTAAAATTGATTTAAGCTCATCCAAAATTGTCATGTCGGGTCACCCCTTAAAATAGATTGGGGCGACTATATGTCGCCCCGTAACCATTATGAAGATCCAAGCTCATCGGCATTTGCAACGATAACTTTCGGCGTAACCGGTTTAAGGTCGGAGATATCGAGATACAGAAAGCTGTTGTTGTCTAACGGACGGCCAGTCCCGTAAAGCTTAATCAGGTAGTACCGTTCGTCCTCAAGGAATTTATAATCATCGCTGTAATCAATTCGTCCATCTTTTCCGGTTCCGAGAACTGCTAAATAGCGTTTACCGATGCCAAGAACGGCCTTGCCCTCTACGACATGAGCGGATTGGACGACTCGAGTTGGGAACGGGAAAATATTATTGGCATAAGTGCCCTGCGGAGTTTGATAAACCGTTGCAGGCATGATTTTTTTGAAATAGTCAACCGGATTAACAACGAGCAATACCTCGGTAACCTTCCGATTTAACTGATTTGGTCCAACCGCCAATTGGCTGATCAAGTCGCCATAATTTTCGGGTGAAAAATCAGTAACTTTAATAGCAGTTTTCGTAGTGTACCCCGTTGTCAGGTTATACTTGGTCAGGTCTTTAATCATGCCGATGGGTTCATAGATACGATCATCAGGATTGGTCGCGCCCTCAGCAACACCGCGACCGTTAATGATGCCATCCTCTAAACCATTGGCGATAGCTTCATATAAGATAGTCCGTACATAACGATCCAACCACGCCGGACCAAGGTCAAGCATCGCTTTGCTAATCGGCACAAACGCGGACAATTTACTTTGACCGAAAGATAGTTTATTAAATTGGGCGCTTAACTGTTTGGTAATAGTTCCGGTGAATTTCCCCCAAACGGCTTTAAACCGCTCATCCATAGTGGAGTAAAGATATTCGAGCAAAGCTCCGGAATTTTCAAATCTGATTGCTCCTAACAGCGGATGATCTTCAGTAATATCCTCAAAAACAGCATCAATTACGGTTTTCGGTAATACTTCATTAAAACCACTCAATGCTTGTTGAGGGTTGCTGGATTTAAAGGCGTCAATCAGTTTTTGATAATACCTGGTTTCTTCAGAAGTTAAAACTCGTACACCACGTCCAGCCAAAATTGTATTGTCGGTAGCTTGGACAATGCCCCGAGCTTCAGTGATTACAGCCTGCTGGATTAAATCAAACATTTCATCCCACGATTGGGAAAACGCTTCG